TACAGGTGTTGGCTCACCGGCCTGACCTCCAGGTCCTCATCCTCCAAGCTGACAATGTTCTATGTGGGGAACATGTACGAGAAGACGCTGGGTGAGAGGGCTGCCGCAATAAGGGGGCCATTCAACAAGCTCCTGGAGCTCGCGTACAGCGCGGCGGACAGGAAGGGCACAAGAGGGGCAGACAGAGTGAATCAGATCTGCGAGGAACTCGACAGCTACGACAAGCACTTCCAGGTGGACTGGGGACTCCTCAGGAAGGTGATGGACGAGTCGTTCGCACAGCACAAAAGAGATCACCCTGACTGGAAGACGAATTTCGAGTCAACCCTGGTTGCCCTGACAAAGAAGGTGGATGGGGCAGAACTGGCCACGAGGAGGTCAAGTTTCTGGCACACCTCAGATGACCTGGTGGATGGCTTTGTGACGAGATCGAAGAAGTCGGGAAGGGTTGCTGACACGCAACACAGGCTCCCAAACTGGAATGAGAAGATGCAGACCATGGTGGTGGAGTACCCAAATCTCCTCATGGGCAGGCCTTTCACAAATTTCAGGAACCTGGTGCACCCTGTGAGGTCCAATGTGGTGCCAAAGAAGCAGCTCCAGGGCAAGAGAGAGATCCTGGTGCTGACCCCGGGTGCAAGAGTGAGCATAGCATCGATGGAGATGGTCATGCGGGCCTTCGCCACTGGAATGGACAACGAGGTGCTCACCAACAAGAACAAAGAGGCAAAAATGTCGTCGTATGCATCAGGGGTAAACTACAGGAAGATGGCACTGGAGAGGTCAGATGTGGCGTTCAGGCATGTCGTCTCAAGGAGCTCAGCTGATGCGACAAAGTGGTGCCAGCTCTTCAGGATGCCGGTGTTCGCTGTGATGGTGAAGGTGATCTTCGGTGATGATTACAGGAACCTTGCAGAGCACTGCACAGCAGTGCTCGAAGAGCACACGAAGAAGAAGATCCAGATCCCCGGGTCCATCCTTAGAGAGATCGAGTCGGGCTCTGCATTCACAGAGCCAGGGATAAGGAGGCTGGCCAGGGAGTTTGCAGAGGACACAGAGATTCACCTTCAGGGAGAGTGCATGATCAGAATTGTCGACAACATGCTCCAGGGCATCCTCCACTACACATCATCTGTGTACCATTCGCTCATACAGAACTATTTCACGGAGAAGGCACGAGAAGCAATCGACGAGGCGCTGATGAAGAAGGCACTCAACTACTTCGTTCCAGCAAGGAAAGAGGAGGCCAGAGCAGCACTTCGTCTCTTCAAC